AGATGACGTGTATTCGATCCTGTCACAGTCTGGCCTCGAGGACTTCCAGCGTGCCCTAGGTCCGCTGGCTGACGATGAGAGGCTGCAGATGTTGCTTGCTGTCCTCTCGAAGGAGCTTAGGATGTCAGCAGGTCTCAGTCTGCCCATCATCCAGCAGTCGTTAGAGTTCACGTTTGGTGTGACAGACCCGACGATCGATGTCTTTGAGCGCATCGTCGGACTTCCTGGGCGCACGATCTTTGAGGTGACAAATGGTGTCCAGAACTCATTGGCGGGACTGCTTCGTCTAAGGACTGACGATGGGCAGGTCGTGCTCCCGTTTGAGCAGACGTTCATCAGCGGTCCAAGGGACGCAGTCGCCGTTCCAGGGACAGAGTTCTACGTGGATAGCGTCCTCCGCGGTGTCCAAAAGCTTGACGTCGGTCCGTTGAACAGCTTCGCAACGGCGTTCGGGACAGTCGTAAAGTCATTGGCGTCGATAATCGAGGGGACGCTTGACGTCAATGCGATAAACTCTGAAGAGCTCGGCCTGAACGCTGATGACATGTTCGACAGGTTTCTGAGGATAGTGCATGGGACGGTCGAGGAGCTTCTTGAGGGTGCACCCATCTATCGCGACCCGTTCATCGCTGCGCTCTTTCATGCAGCACATACAGACCCGCTCCTGAAGCACATGATCGTGCTGTATGTCCTATTTGCCGGGATAGAGGGATCATTCCAGCAGGGGTCGCAGGACCAGTTCTTCAAGACGCTGGTGTCAGCGACTGACCTCAACCGTGCCGCCGGCGTCTCTACGAGTGTAGATCCGACGGCCGGTGTGGCTCAGGCGATCCGTGACGTTGCGTCTAGCTACACCTTTCGATCGGCGCCTGTGGGCTCAAACACCGGAGCGGTGGGCAGCCTAGACATAAACAGGTTGCTGTCAGGACGCAGCGCGACGTCACAGGGAGGGAACGCAAGCACGATAGGACTGGACGTGATTTCAGCGCTGATCATAGAACGTGTGTTTCAGGTGCAGAGCTATGCTGTAAGCACAGGGTTCCAGGATGCAGGTCGAGGCCTTGGGTTTGAGAGTGTGCAGGACAGGGCAGTCTATGACAGGATGACCACGCTTGGAGCAGGTGACCCGCACTACCTTCTGAGGTCGATCGTGCAATTGCTCAGCTCGTTGGACTCGTTAGCACGTTCTCCGATCCCTGGACGCGATGCGACGTACTTCTCTGACAGCGATCCGGGTCTGACGAAGTTCAACGGCATCGGTGCACACACGATGCTCTGGATGGTCATCGAGACGTTCACGACGTTCTTTGGGATGTTTCCAGTCGCCACATTCCATGGCGCTGAGCCCTCATCGTCGAGGTTGAACAGCAGGTTCTTCAACATCTCTCGTCCGATCGCAGACGTGGAGGAGATAAAGCAGGCGCTTGATAGGGTGCTGGCATCCTCAAGCGTGACATCGACGCTAGCCGATGCTGCTGCGTCATTTGCCTTAGGCGATGCATCAAACGCCAGGGAGCTCAGGGTCCGTGCATACGTTGATAGGCTGCGTTCGATCAGGGGAACATTTGCTGCTGAGGACGCCAGCATACGTGACATTGTCAAGGCGCTCGTAGCCCTCGCGAAGGGTGTTGAGGAGGCTGCGCAGAACGTGACGTCTACGTTCAGTGATGGGGGTCCTAACGCTGCGATCATCCAGGAGATATTGGCCGGTCCTGATGCAAATGAGAAGCTGGCTGTCCTAGACGAGGCGCAGGTCGTTCTGGCACGTAACATCCTCATAGAGCACCGCGCTGGACGTGCCTCTGGACAGAGAGCTGCAGGAGATAACCCAACACCGTTCATAGACGACACTGTCGTCTCGACCGACGTGAAGAGTGCTCTGTTCAGCATGCTCAGGGACCCGCAATTCACATCACCCAGCGCGAACAACTTGAATGTCCTGTCAGTGGGTCTACCCTCAGGTCTGATTAGAGGGCTGGCATCCGATCCACGTGTCTCAAGCGCGTCACCATCGTTTCAAGAGGGTGTGGTTGCGCTGCACGTATACATGCGTGACATGCTCCATGAGGACATAGTCTTTCGTCCAAGGACATTCCTGTTTGAGACTGATCGCTTCATAACGGGCTTTGACTTTGAGAACATCAGCGAGCAGAAGGATTTTGAGGGTCTGGCTGACTCAGCTGTGAGGACACGCGTGTTGTCGTCGGACTCGTCAATGTTTGTCACTGAGCTGGGAGGAAACGCTGCGCTCCTGCCGTCGTACGCTGGGATATTCAGGAACGACGATGAGAGACGCTCGATGGTGAAGAACCACGTCGTCAGCTACCTTCTGCAGGTGTATGTGAGGTTGATGACGGGCCTGGACCTGTCTGAGGGCGCGTTCCTGATGAGCGATGCAGTCTCATCGTTGCGTGTGGATGACCAGACGAGGGCTGAGTTCGAGGAGCTGATGATGACACACATCTCAGGCCTTGCGGGCAGGCGTGTCACGCTTGATGACCTTAGGGCCTCGCGCTTTGACGTCAGGGCATTGCTGTCGAGGCTGCTTGAGGATGAGGTCCTGGCTGCATCGCTCGATCCATTACGCGTGGCCATAGATGGCGTGTCTGATCAGGCCAGTGTTGAGGTTGCAGAGGACATTGTGACATTCATGAAGATGTTCACACCCAGCTCAATGCTTGTGGGTTCGGGTGCCCGCCGCCTTCGCGTAACGTCCCCTAAGGTGTTTGAGCGCATCTTCCATGTTCCGATCGACCCTGAGGAGTTTGAGATCGACGAGACGGCGACAGCTGCCACGCAGTCAGGAAGGGCATTCCTCGCGACGGGCGGGCTGGCAGCGTACGGCTCTGGTGACTTGACGTTCAGGCAGTTCTTTGTGACAGTTGAGAGGCTTCCGAAGCGCCAACAGGGCATATCCAGCGATGCTCCCGTTGATAGGACGTCTGACAGGCAGAGACCAAGGGACCCGAATGCACGTGTTGCGACCTCAAAGGCGACTGATGCTGTCGCTGGCGCTTCAGACGCCCTGGCATTCAACGTGGGAGGACCCAAGCGTGCGACTAACGCTGCAGACGGACCCACACGTGGGTCAGCATCGGGCGTGGGCAGGCCCCTGATATGAGCGTCTCATTCCCGTCAAAGCCCGTTATCCTACTCGATGTGCCTGAGCCCATCGGCTTCAAGGCGACGTTCGTCTACAACTTCTTCGTCCCGAATGAGAGGTCTGATGTCACGGGCAGGCCCGATGAACTGCTGAACGTTGAGACGCCTGAGGGTGCCAATGAGCTACGCCGCGTCGTCCCGAGGTTGGTGAAGTTTGAGTTCTCACCTGCCTCGATCCTCGATGAGGGCTCGAATGAGTTCTTCAGGACGCCGTTCGCCGACAGGGGCTCAATTCCGATCAGGGAGAACCTCCCGCGCATACAGTCTGAGGAGGGGTTCTCAAACGAGGACTTCGTGGGCATAGAGTTCCAGGATACGAACGTTGATAGGAAGCTGTTCACACTCGTCTCAGGCTCTGTCACAAAGCGCGTAGCAGCGCACAATAGGAACGTCCAGACGCAGCTCGATGCAAGCCGCCAGACTGTGATACAGGGTCTGACGGATGAACATTCACTGCTAGATGCCGCACGTGCACTGGCCAGCGCGACGTCAACGGGTGTCTCTAACAGCTTCATCGTCGATGCCCTGAACCAGATAGACGCCCTAAAGCTCAGCTTCATCGATGACGAGAGGCAGGTGGAGCTGACGAACGACGTGTTCGACAGGATAAAGGCACTGAGCGTCAGGACGCAGCTGAACGCACGTCTGGTCGGCAGGATAGTTGATTCAGTGATCGACGACCCGATGAGCCAGTTCAGTGATGAGTTTGTCGCGATCAGGAGCCAGGCCCATGAGAGGCAGAGGACAGCCATCGCCAGGTCCGACCCCGGGTCGCTGAACCCGACTGAGTACGACGTCACGCTGAACTCTGTGAAGCAGGAGAACGTCGATGCTGATGACATATCCTCATCAGCGAAGATCGCGGGCTATCTGATAGAGAAGCATGAGGTCATGCCCGATGGGACGCTGGTCAAGCATCCGACGATAGTCGTGCAGAACCCGTACGCAACGTCTGCGTACGACACGCGCGTGGCCTACGGAAGGACATACATCTATGCGATAAGGACAGTCGCACAGGTCAGGACAAGGGCACGTGTGGGCAGCACGTCGGGTCCAATCGCAGCGACAGGTCTCGTGAAGTCACAACGTGTCAGGTCGCAGCCTGTTACCTGCATTGAGACAGTCCCACCCCCTCCTGTGGCGGACTTCAACGTCGTCTGGGACTACACGACAGACTCGCCCCTGCTCCTCTGGAGCTTCCCGCCCAACCCGCAGCGGGACATAAAGAAGTTCCAAGTGTTCAGGCGCGCATCGCTCGAGGAGCCGTTCCAGCTGCTGTGTGAGATCGACTTCGACGACAGCGAGGTGCGCGCACCTAACCCAGAGACGCCTGAGCCCACGTTGGTGAAGAGGCTTACATCGGCCGTGACGAGCTACAGGGATGACAGCATCACACGTGATGATGTCTCAATCTATGCTGTCTGCTGCGTCGATGCGCATGCATTCTCATCGAACTACTCAATGCAGCTCGAGGTGGGCTTCGACCGCTTCACGAACAGGATAACGAAGCAGCTCGTCTCTAATGCGGGCGCACCCAAGTCGTATCCCAACATGTTTGTCAGGCGTGACCTCTTTGTTGACACGATGAAGACCACGGGTCACACACGCATGCGCGTCTTCTTCGACCCAGAGCTGCTAATATTGACAGACAACTCACGCAACGACCTCCAGCTCATCGCCATCGACAACGGTGCTGGGCAGAAGTATAGGATGCAGCTGCTGAACACTGACGTCCAGCAGCAGAGGGTCGTCAGTGTGACGGTCAAGGATGCGCGCGGGCTCAGGTCATGATGGCGTAAGAATCAGGTGTAGCACACAAGGGCGCAGGATCGACGTGGGAGGCATGTGATATGCGTCCGATGGTTACATATGGACCAGGGCACGGGTGGATCAGGCTGTCATGTGGGAGACATGCATGGGCTACTGTGTGGCTGTCGATGACGCTGTCAAGCACCCACCCTCACACGCAAAGGGCATGTATGTGATCGTGCATGCATCGCTGCAGCTTGCTCCCGCCCAGCCTGCGCAGGTGCCGAAGCTCAGGCTGCAGCTGAACAGCTTGACGTAGTGTACGATCTCATCCCTGGACGTCCTCGCGGCCCAGAACTCACAGTCCGCCAGCATGTCGATGCACGTCGGCTCTGGGCAGCCAGCAGCTGTCTCCTGTCCTCCGTCACATGACATGCAGGTAGCCGAAAGTGCCAGCGCCATTGCTATCGGAAGGACGGACCTGATCGATGCTGCACCCATTGCATGATCGTAAGGCGCCCGCATGCTGATGTGAAAGGTCGTCTGTCATGCATCGACACTTTTGGTGTTGGATGTTGTATGATTGAGGGACATGGAGCAAGAAAAAGAGAGCGGGTGTGAAGATGTTGGCAACGCTGCAAGCATTGTTGTCGATCAAGATGCGTATGGGTTCATCTATAGGGCGACGAACAGGATGAATGGGAAGGTGTATATCGGGCAGGCCTCACCGCAGGCAGCCCTCTCTGACATTATGTCGTACCTTCGTGCCCGATACTCACGTGGAGGCCACAACCCACACCTCAACAATGCGCTGAAGAAGCATGGGTTTGACGGGTTCAAATGGGAGGTGATAGCCGTCTGCTACGACAAGGAAGAGCTCGATGCCTGTGAGGTCAGACTGATAGAGGAGCACGGCTCATTCGATGATCCGGGTAGGGGCTACAACCAGGTCGAGGGAGGCCAGGGCGGGGGCAGACGTTCACGCGCGACGAGGCAAAGGATGAGCCTGGGCAGGATGGGCATGAAGTTTGCTGATGAACATCGAAAGAACATCAGTCAGTCGCATAAGGGCGTCCCTCTTAAAGAGGGACACAGGACAAGCATTCAAAAAGCCCAGAAGGTCGCCATGAATAGGCCCGAGACGAAGGCGCGGTGCCGGGCAGCAAAGCTGGGAGTAAAGTTCTCAGAGGAGCATTGCAGGAACATAAGCCGCGTGCGCATAGGTAAGAAGCTCTCAGACATGCATAGGGAGAACATCGCGAAGAATGTGAGGGGTCGTCATTGGTTCCACGATCCTGTGACGGGTGATATGCACCAGGTTTATGAAGAAGAGGCATTGCTGAACGGTTGGGTCCTGGGCAGGACGCCAAAGCCTGTTGTTATTGAGCACAGGCCTCCGAAGCTCTTGGAGGGAACGCATCGCTTTGTCGGTTCGTGTTTTCCAATTCTGTTCTACGACAGTAATGATGTTGTAGTAGCAGCATTTAGAAATTTTACTGAGGCAGGTGAAGCCAACGGTGTGTGCGGACCTGTGTTTCGTGACTGCATGAACCAAGGGCTCGCTGTTGGAGGTTGTCGTATAGTTAAGCTTGGCAAGCATATGAAGGATAAGTTTGATGCTTTGTTACAAAAGCATGGTTTAGCTAGGTTACTAGAGGAAGAATAAATGGGATTTCTTGACCACTCGAGCTCGCACATACTATTAGATGCTGTTCTCAGTGACACGGGTAGACAATTTCTTGCGCGAAATGATGGTTCATTCTCTGTCGTAAAGTTTGCACTGGGCGATGATGAGATAGACTATACTGTCATCAAAAAGTACGGCCGCACAACTGGGAAAGAAAAAATTGAGAAAAATAGTCCCGTCTTTGAAGCCCTCACCAACCAGAACTTTGCCCAGAAGCATCGGCTCGTCAGCATCTCCAACCCGAATCTGATCCGCTTCCCGTCGCTCCAGCTTGAGGGCAGCTCAGCCTTCATCGAGCTGGGCAGGACGGGCGAGAAGCAGAAGAGCGTCACTGTCTCACAGACGATCCAGAACGAGAGCTCCATCTACGTGGAGCTGAGGGACCAGGCGTTTGAGATTGAGCTGAGCAACCTCTTTCTGCAGATATCGGGCGTCTCACCCGACAACATCGACGGCAGGCAGACGGCACGCTACCTGCTGCCCCGTGGGAGCGCTACGACGGGCCTGGGTGGCTCGAGGCTGACGTTCACGCTTGAGCTGAAGTCAATAACAGACAGTCAATTCACTATATTCGGCGATACTTCGGATAAAACTCAGATAAGGACATTCGTTAGGGTTAGGGGAGTAAATTCTGGAGCGACGACTGAATTTGAAGTTAGGATTAGTAACACAAATTGATTGGACTATACGTTACTGGGTAAAGTGTGGCAGGTTTAGATAGCATTTACGGTCGCATCTACTGCGTGAAAAATCTGGTCAACGGAAAGTGTTACGTGGGTCAGACAATCCTTTCGATAGAAGACAGATGGAAGGGCCACATTATGCAGGCTCTCTCATCATCGCCTGCAGCAGGAAAGCATGCATTCCAGCGAGCAATAAAGAAGTATGGGACTAATTCATTTGAGCTGACGTTATTGCAAGAGTGCTCTTCGTGGTCTGAGTTGAATGAGGCTGAGAGGCATTGGATAGCTGACATGGGAACGATCGCTCCCGGGGGTTACAATCTGACGTCGGGAGGGGAGAAAGCAGGTGGGTTCAAGCACAGCGATGAGGCCAAAGAAAACATGCGTCAGGCTCAAACAGGCAAGAAACACTCGGTTGAGACGCGAAAGAAGCTTTCTGAGAAAGCTTCAAGGAAAGGAAAGTATAGTCCTGAGGGTCTAGAGAAGCTTAAACAGTCTAGAAAGGGAAACACGAACAGAAAACCTCCAAAGCCCATTGATCAGTATGACCTAAAAGGAAACTTCATTGCGTCATTTCGATCGCTGACAGATGCTGCAGCGTCGATAGGCTCGAAGAACATAGGGTTATTATCATCTTGTGCTAAACGTGTTCATCGCGCACTGACGGCGCTTGGGTTTATCTGGAGGTTTCCTGGTGATGTAGTGACTGATGCTGACATAGCGGCCTTGAAGCGTAGGCTGAGGACAAAGATGCTACCAGTCGTCCAAATCACGTCATCGGGTGCTGTGATCAAGGAGTTTGCTTCTGCACGAGATGCTAGCGCCGCGACCGGCGTGAGCGCATGTACGATACTTAAATGTTGTCGTGATGTCAATAAAAGTGCATATGGTTTTAGGTTTCGATTCGGGGATGATGTTAACGGTTGCGAATATTTATCTGTCGCGGCCTGAGGTGAAGATAGATGGCAACGTTTAGGGAATTAAAGGCGTCTGACGTCAAGACAGCACGCAGCTTTCTCTCGCAACTAGTTGATGTCATACAATCTGACATCTCTGGTTCAACGACACGAAAGAAGCATCAGGTCTTTG